TTTGCCATGCTCTTGATATCTCTAGATGAGAAATCTATTGACCAACGATCAGCGTTTGCTTGAGCTGTTGATATGGCAATATTTGAGTCAAGAGTTGCTGTTCTCGTAGTTCCATCATAGCTTACGATTGTTCTGGTCACTCCCGACAATGCACCATTTGCAATTCTTATGACCGAACCTAGATATGCGTTTGCAACGTTTGCTACAGTTTGTGCCGATGTTTCATTTGACACATTTGCTAGTACAATTTTATCATTTGATGTATTTGCAAATATTGTTCCGGTTACATTTGAGAATGAAAAATCATTCAAATAAACTCTATATTTGTATGAATATGAATTTGCTGTATTTCCAGCACTATCATAGTCAACATTTATTATTCTTGCTGTTCCAACTTTAGTCGCTGCGTATGAGGTTGGATTTACTGTATTAATTTGACCGCGAACAACCGAATGCAAATCAACAAGCTGCGGACCAATCCCAGAATCATCTATTTTGAAAAATCCGGTTGATGTTGCGCCGCCAGTAGAATTTGCATTTGTCGCAATAACATAATTTCCATAATTCAACGATAGTGGATAATTATTTACATTTGAAGATTGTCTTGATCTTTCGACATTTAGATTGAATGAACTATATGTTTCATATTCAAATCCTTGAACATAAGCTTTTCCAGGACTTAATGTTGCAGTAAATAGCTCCGCATTTGGAGTTGTGTTTGCATGATCTCTCAATCGAATTGTGAATGGTCTGACTGTGTAGCTACCCGACTCGTCATTTGTTCTTCTTGCTAATGTTTTTTCCAATTCAGAATAAATTGGATACTTGATAATATTTGTGATGTATCCATCTTCAACACGAAGAAGTTCAATGAACTGGCTATCGTCGGTACTATCAAGTGTGCGTTTAGCAAGAGTTAGAGTTATCTTGTAGCGAGAAGCGCCTGGAGCCTGATAATTTGATGCTTCTAATGCAGGATCAAGAAGAGATGTATCTGATGTTGGAAGAACAATGCTTTTGTCTATTTCTAATCCGACACGATATGATGGAGATGTTGAATACTTGTCGAGAATGATCGTTTGTGCTTCAACTCTTGAAAAATATCCATCGACAAACATTACACCTTCAGAAATACTTGCAACTGTTCCTAGACCTTCTGGTCCAGAAATTACTGCAAAGTCTGATGTGTTTGATGCCTTGATCGTATCATTTGCGAAAGTGTCTCCAGAAATATAATTGACCATCAATACTGGAGATGAACCGGTTTCATATGTTAACACAAACGCTGTTGCTTGAGTTGTTGCTGTGTTTGTTGTATTATTAACATACTTGCGATCAAAATTTGCAATTGTGATATCTGAACCACTATATTGGGATGATAGATTTAGAGCCGTTGCTTTTGATGTTGAAATCTGTGCTCCAGTTACAATACTTCCATTCTTGAAAACGTGATCTCCAAAACGTTGAACCTGTTTTTGAAGAATTGTTTGTAGCTGGGTTAATTCGCGAGCCTGAACAGCATAACCCGGACGAAACAGGATATTATAGAAATCCTTTGTCTCATCGTAGTCATTATAGTATGGAGAATCTACTGCTTCTGTGGGTACAATCTTATCTACCATCTTTTATCCTTAGTACTTTATGACTATTTTCATTAATTCTGCCTGATCATCCGTTCTGGATATAGGTGTTATATTGTCTATGTATATGACATGCCCAGAGCGATTTTTTAATTCGGGATTTATTATCGATGTAATAAATCGGTTTGCTCCGGATGTTTGTCCATTTAAAGTTGTGGTTGTTGGTGTTCCAGTATATTCACTGACTTTCATTATATTCGTTGATGTATTCCACGATAAAACACGAGCACTAAAAGTTGCTAAATCTAAAGATGATCCTTGATACACATATTCGTCAGAAACATAATCAGGCCCTGCTCCAGCAATTGCTAATGTTAGCGTTTGAGAAAATACAGTATTTGTAAAAGCGTTTGAAGAACCGTATATCAAAGGATCTTTTATAATACTCACTTGTCTATAATCATTATTTGCAATCAAAACACCATCTTCATCACCATCTACCCTTACACTCATTATAATATTTGAGCCGCCAAGTTCATAAACTGGATTTTTTCCATGACCGCCAGGAGGACCAATTATTGCGCGAGCAACTGCACCAGAACCCCCACCGCCTGAAATTGTAACATTTGCCGTAGTGTAGTTCGTTCCTCTTGTCGTTACAATCACATTTGCTATTGTGTTGCTTGTGGTATTAACGTAAGCGACTGCTGTGGCGTCTAAACCATCTCCCGAAATAGAAACAGTAATGTTTGATGTATTTGTATAATTTGAACCGCCGTTTGAAACTAAAATGATATCAATGGCACCATCAACTGCCGCCGTTTGCACTGCGTACTGTTGTGAGGCATCGTCTAGTGTTAGTGTTTTGACTGGCATCCATTCATCAGTTAAAAACTTCTGTCTTTCTTTCGTATTTAACGTGTACATATATTTCCAAACATAACCATCAGCTTCTGTACTAGCAAAATTTGAAATAACGTATGTTGGCTTCGCCGTTGAATTTGCAGAATTGTTATTATAAAGACATTTATAGACATTATATTCATCAGTTATGACGTAAAAATTTGTATTTGCATCAAACAAAGTGCTAGATGTATCATCATAGTTTTGATACACCGTGTTTGTTGTCCAATTTTTTCTAGGAATGGCTAACGATATATCATTTCCAGTTATTTTTTTTCCACCAATCAAATTTCTCCAAACATCATCTCGATCACTTACAGAATCTACTGCTGTATTAGGTAAAGAGTCGTTTGCCCATGGAGTATTTTTACCATATCCTATGTACAGTATAGTTGCAGCAGGCTCTGAAACTGATTCCAGAAGCTGTTCTGCGGAATTAATTCTAAGATTTTTTGTAGTTATAGCTGTCATATAGAAAAACTCTATTGTAATTTGTATTTATGCAGGTTCACTTGAAGTATTTGAACAATTAGTTATGTTGTTTGCAAATGTGAAGTTGTTGGCTATGCCACTATTTGTGTTTGCAAACAGGCCATTGCTCTTTAGATAAATTGAAGGTGTTATATTCAAATTAACTCTTCCCATATAACCATTTGAGGCTTGCATGTTGCTTGGTAATAGAACTCCATTAGCACCAATAAAGAAAGTTCTGATTGTTGTATTTGCAATATCTACATAATTATTTGAAAACCAAAATTCAGATAAGCAACCACGATATGAACGTGTAAGATTTGGTTCAGATCCTATAGAAACATTGCTTCCAGTATAGTCTATCTGGCCAAAATTTATTAAATCTAGTCTAGTTGAATTGATATCATTTAGATAGACTTTACATGCTGAATTTGAAGATAAATCCCATGTTGCAACAAAATGATTCCATGTATTTTTAAATATCAAAGTTGACGTATTTGTCGTTAGTTCTAGAAGAGGAAGATTTGCTGCATTTCTCGCGGTAATTCTTATTATATCACCGTCTGTATTTTGTGTAATTGGATATGCAAGAGGGGCAAGAACATCGCCATCGCCCAACAAAGCTTCTACTGTTATATTAGCATTTATCCCAGCACCCTCTATTGATAAAATTGGAAATGCATTCGCATCATAACCAAATCCACCAACAATATGACCGGAATCTATTGTATATGGAGTTAGTTCTGTTCTGATAATAGAACCAGAAGCATTTACAATTGCTTTTGCATTTGCACCAAAGCCATATCCACCAACAACGTTTGTGAATATTATTTTTGCATTATTTGAATAACCGGATCCCGCAGAATTAATTTTCAATCGACCGATTATACCAAGAGCCTTTATCATTGAATTGCCAGAAGCTTCTGCTGTTGTCGATAGAATATTGTATCCAGCTCCAGGATCATTCAATGCAACTAGATAAATTGGACCTGTATTCGCATATTCGAAATAGGTCAAAGTTGTTAACAACGATGTATTTGCATTTCCACCAGAAGAATTGCTATAAGCACCAATTGCAGTCAAATTATAAGTGTTTATAACATCAGAATTTATATTGTAAGTATTTGGATGAACACTTCCATCATCTAGAACTTGCACAATTGTTGCATTTGCAGAAGTTCCTGTTCCAGATATGACTATCGTATCATTTGGAAATTTTCTAAATCCGGCACCACCAGAGATAACAACAAGATCGGCAATTTTTCCTAATAATGTATTTGCTCTTTTTGTCAACGATACAGAGAATCTTTGTGATGTCTGTGAATTCGAGTTGTTTGAAATAGAGAATATTGTTTGGTCATTTGCAAAACTAGTTGGTCTAAACCAAAAGCTTATTGTTCCGGTTGAACCATTTGATGTATTTCCCAATGCTTCAGTTTTATACAAAATGGAATTTGAACCATTAAAATCAATTGAATTTGTGACGTAAGGAATATAACTGCTTGTGTTAGATAAGCCAACATTTATTGTATCATCAACTACTGGTTCTGAAATATAAAGATATTCACCAAATAGCTTCAATCCTGCAGGATGAATATAATTCAACGCATATTGCTTATATTCATTCAACGCTCTTTTTACTTTTATAACATAACTAAAATTCTGATAATAATCTCTATTTTCAAGATAGTTTGAACTACTCAACAATCCCGTATCGTCTTTAAATCTTCCCGGATAAGTATATGTTCCTACCGTTAGTGTAACATTTGCTGTTGCAAGACCGTCTCCGCTATTTGTAAAATCAAGAGTTGGCGGAGTAACATAACCCACCCCTCTATTTGTAATTGTTAATTCTTCAATTACTCCGATAGATCCTGTATTAGAAGTAAGTTCATCGCCAAATCCAAGAAGTGCAGAAACAACTATATTAGCACCCGAGCCAGATCCGCTAATTGATACATTTGGAAGATGTGTCATGCTATATCCAGCACCACCTATCAAATGACCGGGACCCAAAAGAGTCAAATTTGTACCGATAATTGTTCCTGTGGCATTTGTTACTACATTTCCATTTGCACCATATCCAAACCCACCAGGAATATTCGTAAATATTAATGTTGCCCCATTCGAATAGCCGGTTCCGCCGTCATTGATCTTTAATCTACCAATAATACCTAGATTTTTTATTCTTGTATTTGCTTCTATGGAGGCTGTCGGTAATGATGTGTAATTATTTCCTCCACTAGAAACTCTAATAGCTACTACAGGACCGGTATTTGAATAAGCAAAAAAAGTCAAAGTATTAATTAGAGCAGTATTTGCATTTCCGCCAGAAGAATTGCTATAAGCGCCAATCGCTGTCAAATTATAAGTGTTTATAACATCAGAATTTATATTGTAAGTATTTGGATGAACACTATTATCAGTAAGAACTTGAATTACATTTGCATTTGCTCCTACGCCGCCACCGCCCGAAAACAAAATAAAATCTGAGACTCTAAATCCTGCACCCCCTGATATAACCGAAACATTTGAAATATTTCCTGAAGAAATATCAGATACAATTACGGAACCACCAGAACCACCACCACCCACAACTGGTATTGAAGTTCCTATTGTATAGCCTGAACCACCATTTGTTAGTGCTACACTTGAAATAAATCCACTTAGAATATCTGCCGATAGCGTTTCATTATTAGCATTTTTTATGAAAACTTGTTCTCCTGAAATAAAATCGCCATTTTTATTAGAAATGAAAAATTCATTTATTTTCGTTCCGCTTTCATATGAAACAAAAATTCTTTCAACAAAAGCTAATGCTTGTGATGTGTTTCCAACTACTTTCGTGCTTTCAAACTTTTTTAAATTAATAATAGAATCGTCTACAATTTCATTTATTTCAATATTAGACAAACGAATGGATTGCTCAACAAGCCATTTTCCAGAAGATGCTATTAGAATATCATTTTTTGGATAATATAATTCTGGATCTTCGTTGAATAATAATCTAAAGAAAAAATTATATGATTTTTCAGTACCTTTAGCTCTATAAAAATCTTTTATATTTTTTAGTAATTTTGATTTATCAGAAGATACTTCTTTTGGTATTAGAGTTAAAAATTCATTGTATAAATGATCATTAAATTCAGTTAATCCAGTATCTGTAATTTTATCTGTATCAAAATATTTTGTAAGATTTTTTGCTCTTTCAACTGTTTTTCCGTATGATAAAATAGTATTTGACTGTTCAAGATATTCATAATATGCTTTCACAAATGCTATGAAAGTGGGATGATCTGAACGAACAAATTCGGGTAATTGACTACTTACAACAGTAGAAATCTTGTTGTTTGTTGTCATTCGATTTCATTCTCCATGACAATCTGGATTGCTGTTGAATCTTCAGAATCAATTGAAAGTAGTCTATTTCTCAACGGTTGCAATGTTTTTTGAAGAGGATAGGCATTTAAAGTTAAAATGCCCAAATCATAATTAGGATTAGTTGTAATTGAAATTGGTTTAAAATTGTATATGTTTATTCTACCTGTTCTGTAATTTATATCGCCAAAATTACTATTCAATATCACTTTTTCTCCAGTTGTTGAAGCAATGTAGTAGGTTCTAAGAGTTCCTACTTCCTCTGAAAGAATAGGTATTGCTACGGCGCCAGAACCTGTAGAATCAGTAATCGCGATTGTTGCTCCAGAATAATCGGATCCTTTATTAATAATTTCTACTGAAATTATTTTACCGTTTACAACGACTGCTTTTCCTGTAGCCCCCACACCATCGCCAGTTATTGTGACTGTGGGGCTGTCTGAATATCCAGATCCAGAATTTGTTACTGAAACACTGTCGACGCCTGTAAAAGATAGGGGTGTCTCTTCTATAAGAGCATCTCTTTCGACACCAAATCCATCATAAATCTTAAAGGTTGGATAAGAATAAAGTTTTTCACTATAAAGTCCGCGACTTAAAGGAACGTTGAAATTTATTTCATAGTTTTTTTGTTGAGTAGTGGATGGCTGGAATCTTTTTTGAACAATAGTTGAAACGTCAGTTCCTAAAAATGAATTTTCTGAAAGAGTTATCAAGTTTTGTAATTTTGACGAACGATATGTAGAATTAAATTTTTCTAAATCAGTATCATTATAAGTCGTTATCGTATTTGTCACAATATTTTTTAATTGATTTTCATCATTTGTTGTCTGATTTGAATCATAGTTTACTTTTATTTCTAATTTTAGATAAAGATATTCCGGATCAACAATTTCTGGAGTAACTGTCAATATATTTCTATTTGTAACTAGTTCACTAATGATTCTATCTTTTTCAATATTTGTAATCACATAACCAGACTTTGGCTTCATCGAAATGAATATCTTTCCATAAACCACAGGATCATTTTCTTCCCCACCCCACACAGAAATTGTTTCTACGTTTGGATAATCTTTGAGAAGCAATGTTCCATAATCATCTTTTGTGACTGCTCTATTTTGTGCCGTATAGAATTTAGGAGCCAAAAACTTTATTCTATCAATAGTATCTCTCTGTGCTCCGCCGGCAGCTGCAGAAATTGAATTGACTACAACATTAGAAAAATTACCAATAGAAGTTGTCAACGTAAACGAATTTGCCTTGTTTGAAGCATCACCATTAGTAGATAGATATGTCATTTGAACAATATTTCCATCATTCAAATTTTTACCTATATAACCATCTCCAAAATACAATGTGTATTGATTTCCATCAGATTCTTCCAAGAAATATACTTTTGAATTTGAATTTAGTGACGTAATGTCATCAGCCAAAATGTATGTTTGAATAATACTATCGGTAGTTGAGTTTTGAACTGAAATTAGCAAAGTAGAAGTGTCAATATTTGCCTCGGGAATCAAGAAACGTCTTCTTGTATTTGAGGGATCAACCACAACATTATAAGAAATTTTTTCTCCCTGGACAATTGAAACATCATTAAAAGTGTATGTATTAGATGTAATGTTTTTGCTTGCGACATAAGAATCTAGATTTACAAATGTATAGTTTACACCATCTATCTGCTCCGATTGAAACTGAGAGTATGCAGGAAGTGTAATCGAAGAGAGTCCACTTGTAGGAGATGTATCGGCGACAACGATATTGATTTTTGCAGTAGCACCTCTCATTGAAGTTGGAACATAATTTATATGTTTTGAGTGAGAAACAACCGAACTTCTCAAAATAGCACTATCCAAGAACATTTCATTACCAACCATGTTCAAGTAGTATCCCATGTAGTGGGTATTGTATGCAAGAACATCTAGAAGAATATTCAAACCAGATCCCTCAAAGTCGTAGTCTGTAAATTGACTTTGACTTCTTAAATAATCTCGTAGATTTGTTTTTATTGTATCGAAATCTAGCTCGGCAATTCTAAGAACGGTATTTGATGCTGCCATATTATCTTACTCTTTCTAGAAATACATTTATTGTAGTGGGCGTTGCCTGATTTACAATATAAAAAGATATAGATACGTCAAATGAATTCGAATCTTCTCTTGCTTGAACCACAACGTCTCTCAATTTAACCCTTGGCTCAAAATTAACAATAATATCTTGTATTGCTCGTTTTAGATGTTGCGCAGTTAAAGATGAGATATTCTCAAACAAAATTTGACGAACCAAGCCCCCAATTTCGGGATGAAATGGCTTGTCGTAATTTGACATGTTGATTAGGTTTCTAACCGATCTAATAATTGCTTGATCTCCAACGCGAGACGCGACATCATTTGTTGCAGGATGTCGTGTAAAATTAAGATCAAGATCTCTAAATGTTCTAACGGTTGTGTTTATAGCCATGTGTTTATTTATGTAAACTTGGATAGGAGTTTGCTTTGACCAATCTTGCTTTCAAGTATAAATCTTCCGCACGGGTCGCCGTACATGTATTCCAATAAAGAAGCTAAAGAAGCTTGTCTCAATCTTTCCAAAGCATCATTAAAAAAGTTTCGGTCTGCGTTTATAATACTTTGGATTTGATCTCTAATCTCGTTTACACGAATGATCATATCTGTAATGTCCGCCAAACAATTGTTTATCTGCGATATCATGTCATTCAATTCGTTGGAGTAGCCGTTGAGTTGCTCATTTGCAAACAAACCGCTCATATTTCCCAACAAATTTATGCATCCTGTTATTCCATCGAGCGTATTGGCTAAATCGTTAAGTGATCTACCGACAGAAAGAATTCTTTCTAATCCTGGTGTTGCATTATTTGTGCTGCCCGCTATAACACCAGCCAAAGTTTCAACATGCGATGTAAATGAAGATATTCCTTCGCTAAGTCCGCCAGATCCTGTTAAAGCGGATCTAAGATTACTCAAAGATCCTGAATCATAACTACAGGAATTATTATCAATGGCAAAGACTAGAGAATTGACACTAGAAGTTAATCCCGCTATTGAATCACCAACTGGGTTTTGAAAAAGAGAAGATTGTCCATCTTCGACAATTGAGGTAAAGATACTTTTTTGTGTTGGTGTGGTTTGGACCACTTGCGTAGATCCGCCGGGATATATCGCCTCATTTGGGAAAGTTACGATTGAACTTGGGTTTAATGATATTGGCATAATTTTTCTCTTGATAAGCTATTGATTTTACATTAAGATCGCAGTTGTTATCCCGAAAAGCATGTCTCCGCTCCTGTCATTATCATAGATCCACAAGCAATTGGGTCCCCAATTCTACCACACTGTAGTCCATTGATATATACAGATCCGGACCCAGAAGCAAGAATGCTATCATGACAAGAATCATCACAGCAATGTGTTGTCCAATGATCGCTTTGTCTATGAACTCCTAGACCCTCGACAAAAACATTAGGACTCGCCGTATCGTTTATCCTTGGCGGATGACAGTCGTGTCCTGTACACATGCTATTTAATCTTGCAATTCCTGGCATTTTTTTTATGATTTCTACGCTACTGAAACAAGTCCTTTTTTATAGTCTAAACCAAACCAACTTAAGGTAATTTTTAAATTCCCATTACGATTGAAACTTATGTGCATCCAACCAGAAGATGAGTTTTGTGGTGCTTCATAGATGATTCTATCAAAAGGCAGATTTTCAGCCGCCCATTTGCATCTCTCAAATAATTCTGTCTTACTTATTCCTGGCCATTGAATATCTGCTGCTTGACCAGTTCCGTGTTGAGATTGATTTTCGCCCACGCGATAACCACTATTGATTCTAAGTCCAGGATATTTTTGACGTAGAGGTTCAATGCAATTCTCTGAAAGTGCTTGCAGATTACATGCAATTTCAGATTCTTTTAGTCCCTTTTGAGCGTTTATTCTATAAGGAAAAAGACAAGCGATAGAATAATCTCTTAATTTATAATTTGCACTTAGATTCTTGTTATAGTCTAATTCAGTCAAAGGTTCTGAGAAATCTCCACATGTTACTGGTGGAGAGGGTGTGGTATTTGCGGGCTCTGGTGATGTATCTTTTGGTGCGTCAAATGAAACATAGTCTTTTGACTTTGATGCATAATCCGGATCCACATCCAAGGTAACACCAGCAAAAACAAAAGTGCCCGTTCCTCCTGGAACTTGTCTTTTTTCAACCACAGCTAATTTAGGATCATAGGTCTGTTCTATGTAAACTGGCGCCTCTCCCGGAGGATTAAAATCAATTCTTGGAGCAACAAACTTCATATTTCCTGTAGAAACTACTTCATATGAACCTTGAACTGAAGTTGTCATGTTTCCACCAACTTTTAAATCCGCATCACCCCTAACGAAAATAGAACCTCTTCCGTTTATAGTAATATTGCAATCTCCATAAACAAGAACATTATTGTCGGATAATACTATCTCATATTTGTCTTTGACTATTTTGGTAACACGAGTTCCATCTGGATGCATCTCGTCAAAAGTGCCTGTGCGATGCGCGACATGAATTCTTTCTGCACCTGGAGTGTCATCTATTTCCATAACGTGACCAGATTCAGATTCATAAACACGATTATAGGGATAGACTGCCGCATATTTTGTTTGAGGTTCGGACCAATAATTTTCCGATGCGCCCAAAACATTTTTCACTACAGTTTGCTGTTTCTCACCAACAATTGTTTGATCTACATTTTCATTTCTGGCAAGTCTACTTGTTGTAGGTTCGTTTACTATTGTAGGATATCTTTGCGGCTGTCCTTCAACAAATGAAACTCCAGAACTATCAGTATTATATGTTTTTGTTTGTATTGTTCGCGGAGAAGCTGATAGTGCTGTAGGGTCTCTCTGATCAGAAAATCCTTTATCAATTCTTGGGGTAAATTCTGGAATTCCAGGAACTATTCCCATCATCACAGGAAATTGACCATCGTCAGAATCCAGAAAAAAACCAAAAACCATATCACCTTCTTTTGCTGAAATAACAGCTGCAGTATTCGTGCTTATCGGTAATATTGGATGCGCCCAAGGAAGATCTCTTGAGGGTATTTGCGTCTTATCTTCAGTATGCCAACCAAAGATACGAACTTGACATCTACCTAAAGTTAATGGATCTTTACGATTTTCTACTATACCAAACCACCATGCAAAGCCATCAAGACCCATGAAATTTGTGCGATTTATCATTGTTTCTTTATCTCTTTAACTAGACGATCACTATTTTTTGCATCGGGATATTTTGCCGACAAACAATCTCTTGTCGCCTCAACAATCATCTCATAACTTTGAAGATCCATCTTATGTCTAATTGCTGTGATCAAGTATCTACCGCTATAAAAAGGATTTATATTAGGTTCGCCTGGGTTTTTACTTGACGCCAAAGGAAGATTAAATTCAATAATATCACCAACAGTAATAAACGTGTCTCCAGGTATGACAAGTTTTAGTTTAAAATAGTTTAACTGATTTATTTGAGTAATTCTTTGCAACAACCAATTTTCTACGAGATTCTGTTTTATTGATGGCTGTTTTGAAGATATAACTTTATCAACGTCATGATTTCGATTTGTTGGATACATTCTCATTAGAGAATAATAGTTTTTGTAAATCTTATTTCCCAATCTATCATCATTTTCGTTTTGAAATTGATGAGGATTTTTTCTTTCTATGTGTGAGGAATTGTTGAAAAAATCGTTGTAATTCATCACACTATCATTGACTTGAAGTTTGACAAGATCGACGGCTTTCAATACGCTTGAAAACATACCTGAGTTAATGGCAGATAAAATATCAAAAGTGTTCATTAACTCATAGGTTATGACATCTTGTATTTGTTCCGAAGATGTGGCGTCTGGTGAATCTAAGTTTTTGACCTTGTATGTGTATTTTGCTTTTGTTGGCTGTTGAAAAAGAGTCTCTAGTGATTTAAAATTATATCCTCTGGTATTTTCATAGAACATGAAATTTGCCCCAGAACTTTTTTGACTAGCTGAAACTGTTCTCGCAGCCAACCATGTTAATGCGGCAAGAGGATTCATGTATGGAATTATAATGTCCTGCAATCCAGCACTATTTTCTATGTTTTGCGGAAGAACTTTGGTTGACGATACTAGTAGTTGATTTACAAGTATGTCTTTAACTATGTCCGAAGTTCTTTTGCCCTTATAGGATTTTGAAATTCTTCGAGAATTCGAAATTATATTTTCTTCTGAACAAAAATGAAGAATATAAGTTTGGTTTGATGTTGTAGAAGACTTAATTGAGTCTGAGGAAAATTTGTAAATTCTAAAGACTTTGTCAAAAATCACTTCTCTCTGAGATCCGGGTTTACCTACAGTTATAGATATGAACTCAAATCCAGAAAGAGGAATTCTATTTAACAGGTCCTGAGAATCTGACATCAGAACTTGTCCCGATATGGTAGAATTGTATATATCTTCAAATATGGATAATTCTATAAATTGAGGATATATATCTATGGATTCACCATTCGTGCTAGTTATAATTAAACGTTGTAAAACGTATGATTTTTCAGATGTGTAATTGTTTTCAAACATTATTATTCAATATTGCCATTAGTTCAGACTCTACAGCGGAAACATAATTTTTATCCAATATCTTTATTTGTCTTTTTGATTCATTCAATTCATCTTCGTAGTCATAAAAAGATATTGCATTTTTAGTAGTTGTTATTGTTACAGTATTTCCGTCTTTTAGATTAATAGTTTCAGTGCTGCTAGATGCCAAATTTGCATATGTATTGTAATCAAGTTGATATTTGTTAACTGTAATCGTTGACGTAACAGAATCAGTTTTAGTAATCACTTTTTCATAATGATGTATGGTTGTTTTTGATGTAGAGATTGAACCATATTTGTCTTCTATGTATGAAACAAAGTTTTCATATTTTAATGGCCAATCATAAACTGGATCAACAATATTGTTGATGAATAAAATAATCCAATGTCGATTTGGATTATCATAATATTTTGATGCTAAAATTTCAGGCGTATCTCCGTCAACAATATCGTATTCATAGTACACTAACGTTTGATCCTGAATGCTTTGAAGCATTCTTGCGCGTAAAAATATATCAGTAACAATTCTTATGTTTGATTGATTTTCGCTTACAAGATCATATCCAGTTAAGGGAAATTTTTCAAAATAAGCCATCAGTATCCTCTATCTACAGCATCTCTAGTGATGATGTTTAGTTCTTGGAAAACTAGTCTCATTCTTATTTGTATTGGCATACCATCTTCAAATGTAGCAAATGTTCCCGCAGAGGCATAATCAGTTTGAACGTTTTCTAGAACACAAGTTGACATTCGTGGAATGTTAGTGTTTTCCACGAATGACCCATTTGACGTTTTTCTTAGTAAAGTAATTTCAAATTCTGACGGAGGAACAAAAAGAAGACCACCGGCAAATAGCTCTGGGGCCGAATGTCTTCTAAATTCATAGATTATTGACCAAACAAGATCAGCTTCTTTTTGATCTCTAGGAGCAAAAACAAAATCAAAATTGAATTTTCTAAGCTGCGGTGAAGAGTATAGAACTTCAATTACAGGATTCATTGCAAATCCAGCAAGCTGTGTAAGTTCTCTTGCCGCGGGCGTGACAAATTTTCTATCAAACGCTTGAGCGGCTCTTAATCCGGCATATCCCGCTCCAAGTATTGCTAATGCACCAGCTCCGGCTGGGGCTGTTGCTGCACCAAGAGCAACTACACCAGAAAGCAATGCTCCTAAAGATCCTGCCGTCGCGCCGGCATTCCCAATTTTGTCTTGTGCTGAAGACGCTAAAGTTGCAGCCCCAGTTCCAGCCAATCCAAGTTTTTCAAGTAAACTTGGTGTTTCGTACTTTTGCCTATCATCAAAAACTAAAGTATCCGGAACATATAATGATATTGCTCTTTTTACTCTTTTATATCTTCTTGTTAAGCCTATTTGACCTTTGGTCAATCTTTTTTGTCTACTTTGATCAATTTTAAATTCACCTTCAGTCAACTGTTCTCTTTTTGTCACCAAATCATTCGAACTTTCATGCACATTGATGTTAAATAGCATTGCATGAGATAGATTTTCTATGTCTGATGGATAGTTGAATGAAGAAAATCTATAAGGATTGTTAGTTAGGCTTGCAAGAGGGGCCGCTCCTGTTTTTCCGCTTTTATCGTCTTCTCTTATAGTTTGTCTTCTAGGTTCTTCTATAGTCATCTAAATAATTCCGTAACTTTTACTATATTTATCATGTCTTACAAAGGTAGATTCATACCACAAAATAGTAGCAAATATCGAGGAGATCCCACACAAATCATATATCGTAGTTTGTGGGAGCGTAGAGTTATGGTATTTCTTGATACCAATCCTTCAGTAATTCAGTGGTCATCTGAAGAAATAGTCATACCATATTATTCACCAATTGATCGTAAAATTCATCGGTATTTCCCAGATTTCTACGTTAAGGTCAAAGACAAAACGGGAAAGATTCGCGAAATGATATGGGAAATAAAGCCTAAAAAGGAATCAACGGCACCACAAAAAAGATCGCGAATAACACAAAAATATATTTCGGAGGTTGTAACTTGGGGTGTTAATGAAGCCAAATGGAAAGCAGCTCAAGAATATTGTCTAGACAGAAATTGGCAGTTCAAAGTTCTTACGGAAGAAGATTTGGGAATCAAATAAATATCACTATGGCAATAATAGATAAACTGCAAAAAGAACTTCAGAGACAAAATCTAGCAACAAGTTCAAACAAAGCTAGACAATGGATCCGAAATAAAGTCAAAGATTTGAGTAGTCTTAGACCAGAAACGATCATGCGCGATAGAAAGCGTAAAGAAACAACTTTCGATTTGGGTGCAATGTATTTCTTTGTATACAATCCAAAACTACAAAATGATCTTCCATTTTATGATCTTTTTCCTTTAGTTATTCCAATTGAAACATATTCAGACGGGTTTTTGGGTCTAAACTTGCATTATCTTGCACCCATTCCAAGAGCAAAATTGCTAGATGAACTAAGCAATTTTGCTCAAAATAAAAAATTTGATGAAAAGACAAGAATTGCTGCATCATATCAAACTTTAAAGGGTATGTCTAGTAGTGAATTATTTCGTCCATGTGTGAAAAGATACTTGACTCAGCATGTAAGGTCTAGATTTTTACGAATAGAAGCTTCGGAATGGGACATAGCTATATTTTTACCTGTAGAAAGTTTTATTGGAGCATCAAAACAAAAAGTGTTTTCAGACTCTAGAAAGAAATATCAATGACAGCATCAGTATCAACAATGCTTGCGAGCATAAACCGATATCATGATTTGCAAAGACAAAGTAGATTTAAAGTGTTTTTTGACAAAATCCCAGGTTGTTGTCCCAATTTGGCAGATTTGAGTCTAAGATGCGAATCCGTAGATCTACCAGGAAGAATTTTGAACACCTATGATCATAGAACGTATGGTCCTGTCGTTAAATATCCAACTCAAACTTTTTTCGGCGAAATAACTCTAAACTTTATTTGCTCCTCAAATAAATCAAAAAGAGAAAGCTTTCGCTATACGGGTATGGAGGAAAAAACAACATTTGAAAACTGGATGAATTACATTAACACATATCCGTCAACATCAAGTAGATCGCAAGATTATCCATATCATAATTTTAGATATAAAAATCAATACGTTGCTGACATTTATATCATATGTTATGGCACCGATGAAAAAGAGACACCTTCGTATAGAATGGACTTTGAAAGAGCCTTCCCCACATCTGTTGGTCAAGTGCCAATGACATGGGCTAGCGAAGAAGTAGCCAGAGTTCCAGTTACATTCACATACGATTTCTTTAGATTTACAAATCAATGTGATTGCGATCCAGAAACAGGTACATTGATACAAAGCACAAATCCGCCAAGACAACAAGCACCTTCTCCACCAACACCAAGAGCAGTTGAAGTGCAGGATTTCTTTCCTGAAAGTGGAGGAGTTATTGGCGGAGGTTCGACAACAGTAACTCCAAACGGCAATCTAGCAAATGATTGATTATATGAAAGGGAATATTGATGAAATTGCCAAAGATTGATTTGCCAACATACGATTTTCAACTTCCTTCTACAGGAAAAACCATTCGCTTTAGACCGTTTCTTGTCAAAGAACAAAAAATTCTTTTAATGGCATTAGAATCGAAAAAAGAAATAGACTCAATAAACGCGATAAAGCAAATTGTTTCTAACTGTGTCATAGAAAACAACTTCGATGTTAACGAGATGTCTTCCTTTGATCTTGAATATTTTTTCATACAATTGAGAATGAGATCTGTTGGAGAAAAAATAAATTTGTCATTCACATGCAAAAATGCAATTTCAGAAAATGAAGAATGCAATAATGTGATGAAATTTGAGTACGATTTATCAAATGCAAAAATAGAAAAAAATCCCGAACACAAAACAACAATATTTTTTACAAAGGATATTGGCGTTGTAATGAAATATCCAAGTTTCAAAACAACGGAATCATTGATGCAGGGCTCAAAAGAGAACAAAACATCCGTAGAAAATGCCCTAGAATTGGTCGTGGATTGTATAGACTATTTCTTTGAAAAGGATAGTATCTTTTACGCAAAAGAAATGAAAAAAGAAGAAATAATGGAGTACATTGAAAATATACCAAAAACAAGTTTTGATAAAATGGAAAAATTCTTTGATACGATGCCGCAAGTCAAATCTATAGTAAAACACAAGTGTGAAAAATGCGAATTTGAACATGAAATACCTGTGGAGGGCTTGACAAATTTTTTCGTATAAGCCTAGGACAGGAAAATCTTGCCAATTATTATTCTACAAACTTTGCAATGATGCAACATCACAAGTATAGCTTGACTGAATTAGAAAATATGCTACCTTGGGAAAGAGATGTTTACATCGTACTTCTCGTTCAACATATAGAGCGTGAAAATCAAAGAATAAAAGACTTAATGAACGCAAAGAAAAGATAAAAAAAAGTTCTAGGCAAAATAAAAGAAATTTAGGAGTAAGTAAATGATAGCGCCACTAATGGAGCTTGCTACAAAAGTAGCGAAAGTTTCTCCATCAGCAAGAAGATTAACAAATTCTGCAAATGTAAACTCGGGCAAATTTGTCAAAAATACTTCTCAATTTCAAATGAATAGATTAATGGACAATATGTCAAGACTAAGACAATCGCCCATTTCCTACGGGTCAGACAAACAACAAAACATATCTTCTCAAAAAGCTGTTCAACAATCATCATTCATTTCTCAGCAAACGAATTCTTTAGATTCTAAACAAGTTTTAAGTTTTCTATCAAAAATGTCTGGAGAACTTGAAAGAATTAGAACTAAACTCGAAAGCGAAAATACATTAGCTGTAAAATTTTCAAGAACATCACAGTCGGCAAAAGACTTGTCGGAATTGAAAAAAAGTTCAACGGAAACAAATGCAAAACTAGAAAAAATAAATCAATCCCTTGCTGATTCTAGTTTAGGAAATGGTGGATCCGACAACGATTTAATTTCGTCAACTGCTGCAGGAGCTTTAGGAGGAGCAGCCGCAGGAGGAATCGCAAGAGCGGCTAGCGGAGCCGCAAGAGCAGCAGGTGGTGTCGCGAGAAGTGCTGCATCCTTAGGAAGTCGTGCAATTAGTGCTTTGGGTACAGGAGCAAGACTACCTTCATATCTAGCCGGACTTGGTATAGATACAATTGCCGGAGGATTTGGAGTAGGAGACGAGGAAATTGATGAAGAGGCAGATGAAGAAAATTGGAAAAAAATGGGAATACTTGAAAGAATACAGTCTGGGTCTGCTCGGGGTATAGAAAATATTGGAGAATTCATAGGATTAAGCAATATGTCTAGGGCGGCACGCGCAAGTCGAGTTAGATCCGAGTCGCAATATTTCAACAATAGAGCGGTAGAAAATTTGAATAGAATGATGACAAATGGTGGTGGTGGAATGAACGCCGACATTCAGCGATTGAATGAAGAATTTGCACAAAGAAATGTTCCGGATACCACAAATACCGGCGATGATATGTCATTTGATTACACGAAATATCCAATAACAGGAAAAGCTGAAACTGAACCAAAACCACAACAGCAGTCAGCAGTGCCAACAGGAAGAATAAGTGAAAAAGTACAACAAAATATGAATTTGGTCGAAAACGCTTTAAGAGAACAAGGAATTACTGATCCGAATTACATCGCCGCCGTTAAGGGAAACATAATGAAAGAATCTGGTGGAGAAAGTATATCCGAAAGAATGAATTATGGCGGATCATCAAATGAAAGAATTAGAAGTATCTTTGGCGACAGAGCTGCAAAATATACAAATGCAGAACTAGATGCCATAAAGGGCGATCCAGAAAAAATGGGAGAATTGATGTACGGTGCCGATACCGATCTTGGAAGAAAGATGGGGAATACTGAAGCGGGAGAAGGCTATAAGTATCGAGGTCGCGGCTTCATTCAAATGACAGGAAAAACTAATTATTCTAATGCATCACAGGCGTTGTTTGGGGATGATAGATTAGTGAAAAACCCAGATCTATTAAATGACCCGGAAATTGCCGCAAAGGCTTCAGCTTGGTATATGAAAAGCGGCCAAGAAAATATGGCCCAAAGATTGGGAATAGATACCAGCAAGTTAACCCAAGACCAGGCAAATTTGCTTGCAACTAGCCAAATTGCAGGAAGAGCGATTACTCCAGGACAAGGTTATCTAGGAAAAGAAAATCTAGATAAAGTTACACAAAACGCTGCATTGTTTGCAAATGCAAGTACAGATTTAATACCACAGCCGAGAGAAACAGGAAACATAATTCAAGCTATGGGATCAAACTTACAAACAACAAAAGAACAACAAGAAACCGGAGGCGGGGCTCCCACAATAATAAACAACAATACCACAAATAACACCTCTGCTGGAGGTGGTGGTGGATCCCAACAAGCAGCTTCAATAAGAAATGAAGAAAACACCATTATAAGAATGCAGAATATGATGGCAGCAGGAGCATTATCATAAAAAAGAGGGGAGCTTTCACTCCCCTCTTTCGCTACTCGCTCAGTACTTAGTCCTCGCGAGCCAACTTCTCAAACAACTTCATGTCATCGTCTTCGTCGTCAGTCCAAGGAGGTGTCTCCTTTGATGCCGGCTTCTCATCCGATGCCTTGCTCTTTGAGGCAGCTGGTGCTCCGTCAAGACCAAGAACACGATTCAGCTTGGTCTTCAGCTCATCATAGCTCTTGAAGTGCTTTGGATCAAGGAAATCCTTGAGTGAATACTCAGACTTCCAAAGCTTCTCCAGCTTCGCATCATCACCATCATAAAGTGCAGAAGGCTTGTCGAACTCAGACTTGTCATAGTTCGGATAACCTTCAAACTTGCGAATCTTAAGCTTGAAGTTTGCGCCAGCCCAGAAATCAAATGGATTGATGCCTTCCTCGTCGTCAAACTCCGGATTCATTGCTTCGGTGATCTTGTCAAAGATCTTCTTGCCGTACTTGAACAAAAAGACCTTACCCTCGTTGTCAGGATTCTTCGGATCGCTAACAACAAGAATGTTGGAGATATACTTCAAGCGACGCTTTTGCTTACGAGCAATCTCCTTGTTAGCTTCGATTCCAGAATTCCACAGAATCGAATTGTACTCTGAGACAGGATCCTTCTGGCCTAGAGTAGTCAGGGAGTTCTCAATGTACCAACCACCAGGTCCTTGAAAGCCATGATCAAAGACGCGAACCCAAGGAAGAGCATCGTCACCATCAGCAGCAGGCGCTGCAAGGAAACGAATCGTAGCAAAGCCGTTACCAGCCTTGTCAAGTTCTGGCTTCCAGAAACGAGTATCTTCCGATGAATTGGTTGCAGGTGTATTAAGCTTTTCTAGCTCGCGCGCCAGCTTTTCAATAGAACCGCTGGCCTTTTTTAGTGATGCAAAAGACATTGTATTTCCTTTCGTATGCGTTGTATGTTTCGTATTATATCTTGTTCACATGATGCATAATATTCACTATTATATATCATGCGTTGATTCGAAGTCAAGGAAAAAACTCGCTTTTCAGAATCTTTTTCATGTTCTTCAAATCAACTCGCTGCAAAACAAATGGAGCATATTTCTCGCACTTGATTGCAAACTTTGGCCAAATGATCTCATCATTTATTTTTCTTTTCCACATGGGAAGAAAATCGATGACACCATTTAGAATGACAAATGTCTCCATGGAAATTTCATTTCTCATGACCATTGTCAGTAACGGAGGATAAGAATCGCCAGGGACAAAAGCACGATCCAAAAAAACACCGTGTTCGTGCGACCAATCCAAAAGCTTTTTCAAGTCCTGCTTGAAATTATATGTGAGCGACTCCAGTCTCTTTTGGTATTCGACTAGATTATCTGCAGCTTCTGGCTCAAGCAAATTCATTGACCACAACGAATCATTCTTGAGAATGTTCGCCAGAGTCAGGGAGATAAATTGATCACGATCATACTCTTTCGCCAATCGATAAAATGCAAATCTATCGCGACGAGAAAGAAAAGCTTTCTCCGAAATCTTTACTCTACTCTTGAAAAAGTCAAATGACTGACGAGTAAAGTGAAGCTTGATCGAATGAAATAGCTTGTATGCTTCTAGAGCAACAATTTTCATACTGGCAATGTATTGCTTTTGGGTAAAAGATTGAGCTGTGACGCATCATATGCAATTTTGGCCTTCAATGAATGATTGATCAGATTTGTAACTGACTCAATCTCCAAAGAATTGATCTCGCAAAAATGCGTCACAGCATCAATATAGTTTAGATCCTTTTCCTTGACTATTTGCTCAATAGTCTTGGCAAAGGATAGCATTTCATCTTTTGTTGGCATTACATGGACCTCAAACGATAGAATATATGATCATCAATACGAACGGTGCGTTCAACTTTCTTCCACTTTGACCAATCAGGTCTCACATAATGAGCATGAAAGAAGACTGCACCCTTCGTTATATCTTCAATGTCATTATACTCTATGAGAAGTTCATTTGCAAGAGCAATCGCCTCAGCCCATGCAATTTTTTCGTTCTCGTTCGTTAGCTTGTAGAGGTTTCTTTTACCCTTACCTTCACAGACCCAAGAGAATTGACAACCTTGAAAGACAACACCACAGATGGAGTCTTTCCACAGACCAGCATTGACACGATTGATTACAACGTATCCTACAGCGACTTTTCCATCAAGAGATTGATTGCGAGCCTCCCAATATATGGCTTTGGCTAGACACTCCCTCTCTTTAGGATCGACGTTGACTACTTTTGTCTCCTGTTCATCGGGCAATGGTTCATCTGGAACAAATGATAGCAACAAATGCTCGTATTCGTAAATCCTTTCATATCCAGGAATTTGCGCTACAGCATTTGTTGTTGTATCATATGGATACAGTCTTGCACCAAAGAACCCGATGAGTAGGAATAATCCTGCCATCAGAGTTTTATACATCAGTCGAAATCTCGTGTTGCCACATAAGAAACATGATTGGAACTTCCGTATTGTCCATACGAAAGCTTATATACTCCACGATGCTTCTTTGCTCGTTTCAAATCAACCGAACGCAAATTCTTGAACGTGCATTCGTTATCGGTTGCATAAGAAAGGGGTTTCATAACATAACAAGATACTTCACTCATCGATACCTCCTACGATTGATGAAAGTGGTGGGATTCTGTTGCCAGGTCCCCACCGAACCCCGTTCAGGCA